TAAAAATAATTTTCTACTTCGCCATCTTCATTACATTTACCGCTTCTTAATGTTTCAATAGGAAAGTGATTGCACTCAACTATTCGTGTTTTATCGATTGAATAAACAACTTGAACTGCACACTGGCCCATCGCTTTCAAATCATAACACAATCTTTCAGTTGTATCGTCATCAAACAATAACATCGCTTGGGCATAATCTTCTGGCTTTAAAAGTTTATCACTTGCATCAATTCCTTTTCCGTATATCATTTGACTGATACCGTTTACAATTGCATTGTTTGTAGGCGATCCGTTTATACGGTCTTGCAAGTATCCAAAATAGTTGTTATCCTCTCCGTAATTTATCCAGTCTTGGTTTCTTACTTCAACTACTTTCGGACTTGTATAAGTTGCTAAATTTACAACACCAATTCCGCCCATCTTTTTAGGCTCTATTTTATTTATTTTTCTTTTCATATTTTATAGAAATTGTTGTCAATATTAGGCAACGTATATTGTCCTTCGTTAATTGAATAGTCTTGTATTGTTGCATCGTCGGCAATGCAAAATACTCGGTCTTTGTAAACTGTTGTTTCTACATCATCTCTTAAATAAACTTTCAAATTGTAAAATGTATTTTCTTTTAAAAAGTTAGATGTTATCACGCTATAAGTAGCCAAGTCAAAAGTAAAATCAGTAAAGTATGGCTCTCTTAAATAAACTGTTTTAGTTGTCTCGTCTGTGAATTCAAATACTAAACTAACAAGGGTTGTATTTACCGTTGGTATTATAGTTATAGGTAGTTCTAGATTTTTGTTTAATACTATCATAACAATATAACGTGAACTTATTTTATTTTGTAAAAAAAAAGCACCCAATAAATTGAGTGCTAATTCTAAACCTGTTCATATCCCTATGCAGGTGTAATTTGTGTTGGTACTCCAGAAGTCTGTGCTATTTTTGAAAGCATATAAGTTGAATTTACAAACTGTGCCATTAAAGGCTCTTGTCCTGTAATAGTTAAAGAATAACCGTTTAAGTCGCCTAGGGCTATTCCGGTGCTAATTGTACCGTTTACATCGCAACCTCTAGTCATACCTACTGAAAGGTAATTACCGTTGTTATCTTGTATAAAAACGTGTGGTCTTGTAGCTATAACTTTAGCAAGTTCCACTTGTGTTGCTGCATCTAATTTTGTTAAAACCAAAGTAAGGGTTTGTTCAAAAAAAGTAGTTCCGTTGTCATTACTTGAAGTAATGGTTTGCTCTAATCCCGATGCTGATTTAACATCGTATTGAAATAATGAAATATTAGTACCACTAAAGGTGCTTACCATTCCATTAGATATTGTAGCTGTTCCTAAAGTACCGTAGTCTCCAAAGAATACTTTTTGTATTCCCCCGACTGCGTCTTTACAGGCTAATTTCCGACCCGTTGACATTAAACAAGGCATATCTATATATTTATTAAGTTAATAAAAAAAGGGCTACCTAAATAGCCCCTTGATTTATGCTATTCCGTATGTTACTGAATCCGCTCCAATTCCAACTTGCAAACCTCTTGAAAAACGTGCAATGAAACGAACATTTTTAGAACCATCTATATCTGCCATATCAATAGTCTTAACTACGTTAGCATCGTCAGCTAAACCAAATCCAACAAACAAGTTAGAAATTTGAGTCGCTACCATTGTGTTAGCAGGCAAACCATTTGCAACGAATAAAGGTACACCATTAAAATAAACAGTATCTATTTTTTGGTTTGTTCCTTGTGCGTTAAATCCATTTGCTCCTACACCACTTGCACCAAATCCAGCCAAAGAAGCAATGTATGCTTTTTGAACGTTAATAGGTATAAACAATCTGAAATCTTCTGTTCCATAAACTGAATCAGGAATTAATGCTACTACTCTAGCCATTTCAGCTTGTACATTAGCAGCCGTAATAGTTAAAGGTGTTCCAACAACTTGTGCTCCGTCAGTTTTAAGCAATTTCCCTAGTCCGTCTGTTGCATTCCATAAGAAAGTTTCAGTATCATAAGCAATATCTTTTAATACTTTTGCAATAAAGAAATCGCTGAAAGTTGCAGGCATAACATCGAATGAACTGTAACCCATTGAAGTTGCTTCCCAGTCCTTTTCGAATGGTGTCTTGCACAATTCCAAATTAACTTGCATTTCTGCAACGGTTAATACTTTGTCAGATAGTGTAACTACACCAGCGTCAGTGAACGCACAGCTTGCTGGTTGCACCAAGCCTGAAATAACCGCTTTCTTTACGGTAGCTTTAAATTTTACATTAGGAATAACTGTTACTCCATTGTTTGCGATTGTGTTCGCACTTAATACCGCAGCAGCGATATACTTACCAGCGAATTCGCCAGCGTAATTTGATGAGATTGATGGTTGATTAGCCATAGTTTTTAAATTTTAATTATTAATATTTTATTTTGACAACATTGCCATTATTCTTGATTCTGTTCCTGATATATTTAAACCAGTATTTTGCTTTCCTAAACTTACCTTTTCGGTTGGTTTATGTGTTGTTGGTTTTGTAGCTGATACACTTGAAAGGGTTGCTTTCATTTCTGTTTGCATACCGCTCAATGCATCTAGCTTGGCTTGTAACTCATCAATTTTAGGTTGTACCGCTTCCATTACCAAAGCAATTACTTCTTCGATTGTAGGTGGTACTTCTGCAAGTTCCTCAACTACTACTTCCTCAACTGTTTCTTCTACTTTTTCAACTGATAATTCCTCTTCAATTACTTCCTCTTCTTTCAAAGCTTCAACTTCACCAATGATACCGATTTCAGTAACGTAAATTTTAGAACCGTTTTCTAAAACGTATTCGCCAACTTCTAATGGCTCTTTAATTTCACCGTTAATAGCAAAGATAGGATCACCTACTGCAAAGCTATCCGATTCAACAACTGTTCCGTTTTCTAGTGTTTGTTGTTCTAGCTTAACTTTGATGTTAAGCAAAGCAGTAATTCTGCTCAATACATCTGTATTTTTCATAGTTTAATTTTTAAATTTCTAATATAACGAAATGCTTGTTTTTTTTGCATTTTCAATCTTGATAGTTTAAGTATTGATGTTTTTCTGGTATATCATCTTCCGATATTTCAAACCATTCTGGATGTTCTAAAATTGAAGGATGTTGTTCTAATGGCTCATTTGCTATAACTACTGTATAGCTATCTGTTCCTACTGAATTAATTTGTCTTATATGTCTCATTGTGCGAAATATTGAATTGTTGCGTATGCGTATTTATGTAATGTTGCAGTTGTTCTTGTTACATTTATTTCATAAGTTCCAGTTCCTTTAATTCTTAACGATGTTGATGTAGCAGTAGGTGTTGCTGGTGCTGTTTTTGCAACTGAAAGCATCCCAATACCATAACAAATTACATCTCCATTTGCTGAAACTCCAGCGGGTAATTTTGGAGTAGGACAATCACTTGGTAAATCAAAGGTTACAGCTGTTAATCCACTTCCTGCTGTCGCATAATCTAAATTTACTCTTAAATTAACTGTTTTACCTATTTGTGACCATTGATAAGAATGATTTGTAGCTCCACTTGGTGCAGTTGTTCCAGTCCAAGTTGGTGTTGCACCAGCATATGCTTGCTCTGCAATATCTTTATAAACTTGTTCGGTTGGAACTGCTGATGCATTTGTATTGTTTGCTAATATTGTGAATGCAGATTGAGGTGTACTACCACCTCCGCTAATAACTAAGTCACCACTTCCTAATAAGCTATTCCCGTTTATAGATTTGATGTTTACAGTTGATTGTAAAGTATCTTGTTTTGAAGTAGCTAATCCGCTGTATTGAGTGTTTGTAGCATTGTCTCCTGTATTGCTTCCACTTAAATTACTTGCACCTATTGTTCCTGTAAATGTTTTTGCCCCAGCAATAGTTTGTGTTCCTGTTGTAATTGCTCCTCTTGCAGTTGCACTTGCATCAGGTAAATTAAATGTATGTGTGCTTCCACTTGAATTAATAGCGAAGTCTGTTCCTGACGTTCCTACTGCAAAATTTTGCACTTGTGCTTGTAGTCCATTCAAAGCAGTTAATCCAGCACTGAAAGTTGTTATTACTTCACAAAGGTGACCATTCTGTGTATGTAATGTAATTGTTTTACTTGAAGCATTTACAAAAACTCTGATAGCTAATCTATCATTAACTGTTAATATTGTTTCAGGAACTGCTAATGGTGTAAAATAAGCATCTATAGCTGTTCCGTTTGTTATTCCTTCAGGAGCAGCAGAACCACTTGCAATAAGTGTAAATGTAGTTCCATTGTATTTATATAATTCAGTATAAAATGAAGGTGAACCACCAGCAGAACTTGAAGAAAAGAAAAATTCTAAATTCCAATTTCCAGCAGGAATAAGTAATAATGATGGGTCTGCTACATCGGTTATAAATGAAGCTATATATCCATTAGAACTTATATTAAAGTCTGCACCTGTTCCTATTATTGCAGTCTTACTAAACTCGTAATAAGTTGAACCTCCAAAAGTACCTTGACTTGTACCACCGTTTAGATAATAATTAACACTTGAACCTCCACCACCTGATCCACCAACAGAAGATATTTGACCACCTGTAATTGTTATATTATTTCCAGCAGTTATTACAGAACCATCTGCTGCTAATATTTGACTTGCAGTTCCGCCTGATTTTATTAATTTTTCAGCAGTTATATCATTTAATCCTAAATCAACATCATTTGTAGCTCCTGTATATGGAACTAAATTTGTTATTGAAGGAATTGTAGGCTTGTTTAATATCTGTGCATCGCCACTTGTAGCGTTCCAATCAGCGTTTACATTTACTTCGGCTCCTGTTGCTATTCCTGCAAGTTTGTTTTTTTCGGTAGTTGTATAGTCCTCAGTGCTTAATCCTTTGCCTGTTACTTTATCTACTTTTAAAGCATCTTGACTGTTTACATAGGCTGTTGTAGCTAATCCATCTATTAACTTTGCTACTGTTACCTTTTTAGTTGTTAATTGATTTACAATAGGTAATACATCGCCTGTATCTAATGTTGTGACTAAATCTAATTCACTAATTTTCTTATCCATTTAATATAATTTTATCGTTGTTTTGTTGTAAAATGTAGTCTCCATTTTCTTGTAGTAAAAAGTAATCTATTACAACTGCTCTTACACCGTATATATTGCCTATTCCTTGGGCTTGTAACGAACCATCGCAACACTTTACACTATATGTACCATCAGCACATAAACAACCTCTAGTGCCACCTTTTGGGCTTGTGTAACTTGGTGTCTTAAATGAATTACTTTTGCTTCGCATCTTGAATTAATTTCTTAATTTCTAATAATTGTAACCCTGCTTCTATTTCTATATCTACTTGGTCAATTTTTGACAAAGGTAGTTTGGCTTTGTCGGCAAAATAGCCCTCAATACTGAAACCTTTTACTTTTTTAGTCTTTATAAACTCATTCCAGATTACATCGTTTTCAACTTTGATTGTACCCATCCACGTACCCACTGGAACATTCAAATTGTATAGATTAGATTTGTCTTTTTCTTTGTCTTCTACTATCCAACTCTCAACCATCGTTAAACCTTTAATTGTTTCTTGATGCTCAAAAGTAGCATTGCTTTGGTTACCGTTTTGAAAAAACATTTCCATACATTTACGTATCGTGTCTTGTGAAAAATAAATATAGTATTCACCGTTTTCTTCGTCACGTCTGTAAATAGGTTTATCTGGCACTAACATAGCACCCATAATGATTTTCTTTTCTTTATCTACTTCGGCAAACTTGTACTCTTTTTGCTCGTCTTTTAAGGCTATCCAATTTTCCTCAATGGCTGGGTTTTCTACGATTGAAATTGCATCAATACCACTCAACTCCATTTCGGTATCCACAATAAGTTCTATAATTTTCATATCTGTATAACGTTTTAAATTTTTATTTTGTTTTACCATATTGTTGACGTCAACAAAATGGTTTTATCCTATCGAAGCACTTGAAACAATTGCTCTATCCAAGCCTTGTTGAGTGGTCACGTCATTAGCCACG